TGGCTTAGAACTCAATTATGCGGGTTTTGCTGCGGAATACATATTTTGTAGGGAAATGAATTTGATGCCTGATTTTAGTGTTGGCAACACTTCAAAGATTAAAGGCACTGATAAATACGATGCAACTTGGAATGGTTGGAGCGTGGATGTAAAGTGTTCACGTAAAATTGGCAATCCAATGATGATTCCTGAATACTCAAAATGTGATGTTGATATATTTGCTTTTTTTCAAGGTGATGAAACTGCATATAAATTTAAAGGTTTTGCAACTAATGGAATGGTGTTCAATGAGGACAACTTGAGGCACACTCGTGTTTTATCTTATGTTTTGCAACCTCACAAAATGCTCACAATGGATGAATTAATATATATAAAAACTAAAATATGAAACTAAGCAGAAACCAAAAATTCCTTTTAAAGGCATTTGTTTTTTTTGTGGTTGTTTATGCAATTACAGTTCAAATGATGATAATTGGATTGAATTATTTTTTAAGTTAGCAAAATGAAACAGAAACTTGAATCCTTAGGAATTATCCTGAAAAAACAATCAGGATACGAAAAAACAACTTGCCCAAAATGCTCACATACTCGAAAAAAGAAAAACGATCCTTGTTTATCGGTTACGATTGATGAAGGTGTTTATAATTGCCACAACTGCGGTTGGAGCGGGAGTGTGAAGTTTGAGCGTAAAAAAGAATACATAAAACCTCCAAAGGTTAGTATTGATTTGAATGATCGTGTGATTGAATGGTTTGCAACTCGTGGCATCACAGAGCCAACTATTGCGCACTGGAAAATTGGTGAATCACTTGAATATATGCCACAAGTGCAAAAGAAAAGGCGGTGCATCAACTTTAATTACTTTCGTGGAGGTGAACTCATCAATGTAAAATATCGTGATGCGGAAAAGAATTTCAAACTTGTTTCGGGTGCGGAACTCATTTTCTATGGCATTGATAATTTGAAAGATGTTGAACGTTGCTACATCGTGGAGGGTGAAATGGATGCGCTTTCATTGCATGAAGCGGGATTGTATTCCGTTTGTTCCGTTCCAAATGGTGCATCAAAGGGCAATCAAAAACTTGAATATCTTGATAATTGCTTTGAGTATTTTAAGGATAAAAAGGAAATCATTCTTTGCACTGACAATGATGAAGCGGGGTTGCAATTGCGCAATGAGTTGGCAAGGCGGTTTGGAAACTATCGTTGCAAATACGTGGAGTTTGGTGAATACAAGGATGCAAATGAGGTGTTGATATCAAAAGGTGCTGAAACGTTGCGAAATATCATAAAAAACGCAAAGAATTTCCCGTTAGAAGGTGTACTTAACATAAATAACATATGGGATAACGTGCTTTCATATAACGAAAAGGGAATTAAAAACTATTCATTGGGATTGGGTGAATCGGATTCGTATTTCAAAATTGCAATGGGTGAATGGAGTGTTGTTACGGGAATTCCGAATTCAGGAAAATCGGATGTTGTGGATCAGGTGCTTTGCAACTTGGCAACCAAATATGATTTTAGATGCGCAATGTTTTCACCCGAATCATTTCCTTATGAAGGACACATCAAAAGGATTGCAAACAAGCTAAATGAAAAAATGTGCAACTCGGATGATTTAAACAATACAAAGGATTTTATTGAGGATCATTTTTACTGGATAAAAATTGACCTTGAAAACCTTACATTGAAAGGCATATTGGATGCGTTTCGAGAACTCGTGTTCCAAAAGGGAATCAATGTGTGTGTGATTGATCCTTGGAATATGCTTGACCATTCAGCGCAAAGGGATTTCAGCTACATTGGGAGGGTACTTTCGGAAATCACGCAATTTTGCCAACAAACTAACACGCATCTTTTTTTGGTGGCACATCCACGAAAAATTGAATCAGTGGAGGGTGTGTATAAAAAACCAACACTTTATGATATTTCAGGCAGTGCGGATTTTTTCAATAAGGCATACAACGGGATTGTTGTTTATCGTTGCATAGGGCAAAAAACCAAATACAAATCCGATGCGGTGCGATTGTATATTGAAAAGGTGAAACGCAAAGAAAACGGTCAGTTAGGGGATTTTGAAGTTGCTCCCGATTTCACAAATGGCGGGGTGTACAAACCGCTTGAGGCGGAAAACAAAAAATTTGAAGTGATAAAAGATACAAACGTTCCATTTTAAAAATTAAATAATGAAAAGAAACTACACAAAAGCAATCACGTGGGTAATCATTGCAGCAATCACAATCGGGGTGTGGGTTTGTGCTTACAATGTAATTTTATTTTTTTATGAAGCGATTCAAGTTTGCGCCAACTCGTGAAATGCAGGATGCAATGAATTGGTGCTTTAAAAATGGCATCAAACAATACGTTGTGCCTCGCAAAAGTGAGTTTTGGATTGTGCTTGATCACAATGGTAAAAAGCGCACATCACCAAAGGCATACGCAAAAATTGATGATGCTCACCAAAAGATTTGGGAAATATATTTGTACTTTTACAAAAAACACAAGGGATGAATCTTGCAATCACTTTTTTTCCGATATATGGTTTAACTGTTGGCATCAACTACATTGATTCCGATTTGCAAGGGTTGCAGCGTACTGATGGATTGCGTGAACACGTTTTTCAAATACTTTTCTTTGTGTTTGGTTTTAATATAATTTGGTATTCTTATGAAGCGGAAAGTTAATATCGCATCAATCAAACCGAATCCTGATAATCCACGATTTGTAAAGGATTCAAAATTCAAAAAGTTAGTAAAGTCAATCAAGGAATTTCCCGAAATGCTTGAAAAGCGACCTATCATCGTGGATGAAAATATGGTTGTATTGGGTGGCAATATGCGCCTCAAAGCGTGTAAAAGCGCAGGATTGTTTGAGGTATGGATTGATGAGGCAACTGGATGGAGCGATGAAAAGAAAAAAGAATTCATCATCAAAGACAATGTTGGCTTTGGGGAATGGGATTGGGATATATTGGCAAACGAATGGAATCCAAATGAATTGGAGGATTGGGGTTTGGATTTGCCTGATATGTTTGAAGCTGATCCCGAATCGGAGGAGGATGATTACGATGAGCCAGATGATTTAAAGGTTGATGTTGTATTGGGTGATTTGATTGAAATCGGAAATCATCGTTTGCTTTGTGGGGATAGTACGGATTCTGATCAAGTTGCAAAACTTATGGATGGCAATAAAGCGGATATTCTTTTTACAGATCCTCCATACAATGTTGCTTTTAATGGTAGGAGTGGGAAATTTGATGTGATAAAAAATGATGATTTAAGTATTAAAGATTTTGAAAATTTTATTGTTGAATTTGCGAATGTTGTTCACACTTTAGATATTAAAATAAAATATATTTGGTGCAATTGGAGATTTTATGGTTTGCTCCAACAAAATTTTGATTTCAATGCGTGTATTGTTTGGGCAAAAAATGTGTTTGGTTTAGGTAGGAATTACAGACATCAACACGAATTTTGTTTATTTCAGGGCAAAATAGATGATGGAATTAACAATGAAAGTGATTTGTGGGAAGTTAAAAAAGACACAAACTACTTACATCCAACTCAAAAACCAATTGAACTTGCGGTTAGAGCTTTTAAAAATCATAAAAAATCTAAAAATATTTTGGATTTATTTTCAGGAAGTGGTTTATCATTTTTAGCAGCGCATCAACTTGATCGTGTATGCTATGGAATGGAACTTGATCCGAAGTATTGTCAAGTGATAATTGACAGAATGTTGAATTTGGATGAAAACTTAAAAATCAGAATAAATGGGAAAAAATATGATAGGATATTATGAGGATTGGAAAAGCAAAGCACAAAACCCAAAAACAAAAAAGTATTGTCAAGATAGGATCAATGAAATACTTGGTATTGTAATTGTAAAGGAGGAAAAGCCAAAACGCATATTCAACAAAGTATTTGTTAAATCACTCAATAAAACTTTTCTAAATAAACGAGAGGCATCATTTGCACTTGGAATGAGTGAAAATTATGTTGCGAGTGTTTTAAAGGGAAAATTCAAAAATAAGTTTGGTATTATTGAATTGATTGATTAGTTTTAACAATAACAAGGGAGGCATCCTGAAATGCAATACATATCGACAAAGGGGAGTAATTCAGTCAAATCCGCTCCCCTTTATTTTTTTTATATTTTTGTAATATGGCAAATACACAAAATTCCACACTAAAAAAAGCAATGATTGCTGCATTGGAAAAATCTCTTTGCGTTGTAACAACCGCTTGTAAACAAGTGGGCATTGATAGGAAAACGCATTACAACTGGATGAATGATGATCCTGAATACAAAAAGGCGGTTGATGATTTGCAAGATATCACACTTGACTTTGCAGAATCACAACTTCACAAACAAATCAAGGAGGGCAATACAACTGCAACAATTTTCCTGTTAAAAACCAAAGGCAAAAAGCGTGGATATATCGAGCGCAGTGAAGTGCAAATTGATGGTGAAGTGGAAAGCAAAATCATTGAATGGCATCCATCGAAAAAAGAAAAATAGAGGAATACTGCAACATCCAATTTTATCAAGCCATTGAGGCAAAGGAACGGATAAAAGTATTTCAAGGGGGAACAAGGAGCGGGAAAACGTATGCGCTTTGCCAGTACCTAATCTATTTGCTTACAACCCGCAAAGATCCACTGGTGATATCCATTGTGCGGAAAACACTTCCTGCACTTAAAGGATCAGTGCAAAGGGATTTTATTTCATTACTGCAAAAACTTGGATTGTATTATCAAGGCATTCATAACAAATCCGAAAACACATTTAAATACAAAAATCATTTGGTTGAATTTTTGAG